GGCTCCAGGCGGCACAGCGGGCAACAGCGGACAGGCGAACCCGGCGCACGACACGGTGGAGACGCAGGTCGGGTCCGGTTGTCGGAGGGTCGGGGAGAGCGATCACGCTCGCCACGATGCGTCTGGGGCTACGTCCCAGGCACCGTCCTACACCGGCCTGCTACCGCCCGTCCTACCGGCCTTCAGGTCGCCTCGCCGTGAGTTTCGCCCACAAGCCCTTCTCCTTCGCGAGGGCCTTTTCCAGTCCGCGCTTCGAGGCATAGCCCGCCTCGTCCGCCACGGCGGCTTGTGTCGGTGCACTGTTCGGGTCATCTGGGTCGGCGCCCCACAGATCTCTGACGATGGGCGCCAGCCGGCGCTCCAGCGCCGACGATGTGGGTGCGGTCACCGCGGGTTGCCCGCCGACGCGCGTCTCAAGGTCGGCGGCGTTCTGAAGGATGCGATCCCACGGGAGCGTCCAACGCGTGCCGTTCAGGTCGGTCGTGAGGGGCGAAACGAACACGTCCCAGCTTCGAAGTAGCTGGGCGTTCTCGACCGACAGGGGCACCGAGCTGGGCACCAGCATCACCACAGGACGCGGGCTCGTGTGGTGGACGTGCCCGCAGACCTGCATGAACGCGGACTGGTCGTCGTTCAGCAGGGACAGGTATACGTCCGCCCGCTGGCCGCCGGGCAGAGGCCGTTCGCCTACGAGCGTGAGCCGCGTCCCGTTCTGGACCGGCGCTCCCTCGAGCTCGTTCTCCTGGCGAAGCCGATCGACCAGCTTCGAGACCACAATCTCGTACTGCCGGACATCGTCCTCGGCGAGCGGGACGGGCTCATGGTAGTCGTCCTCTCCGGCGACCCCGAAGAGGCCCTTTGCGGTTTCCCGGACCAGCAGATCGCCCCCCGGCGGCATGTGGGCGGATCTGGGGACCTGCAGGGCCCGCGACGTCTCCTTCACGATGCCCGCCGAAAGCAGGGCCTCGAACTCCTCCGTCGGATACGCCGCCGCCTCGCGATGGAGCAGCACCGGGTCCTCGACTTGGTCGAGGCGGGTCAGGACGAGCCCAAGAAGCGTGTCAGCCAAGGACGACCCCCCAGTTGTTCAGGTAGCGGAAGACGTCCTCGGCATGGGTGGCCCGCTTGAACTTCACCTTGTTCGAGCCGGACAGCTCGACCCGCTTGCCCCGACGGTCGTCGGGGAACCCGATCTTGAACACCGCCCGCCGGATCGTGCCTCCGACCAGCTTCTTGCGCAGGTAGTTCTTGTCGAGCGTCTCCAGGACGTTCCTCGAGCGGACCACGAATGACGGCCCGTGCTGTTGCATCAGGCTGAACTGGAGTTCGACGAGCTCCGCCGTGTGGTCCTCGTTCACCGGCATGCTGAAGTCCGACTCGGTGATCCGCGTCAGGTTCAAGCGCTGGCTGGCCTCCGGCGATTCGAAGAACTCCGCGTCAGCGAGGCAGCATTCGGCGAAGTGCTTCCGCAGCGCCGTCTCCTCATGCTCGAAACGGGCCTCGATGTCGACCTGGCCGGTCTCGTGGTTGTAGCTGATGAAGTCCTGCTGCGCCGGGCGCCAGATCTGGGGCATGACCCTTTGCTTGCTCTTCGGCCCGGTGAACACGAGCTCGGCCTTGGTCCGCTTCTCGTGGTAGACGATGAAGTTGACGTAAGGCTCTTCCCGGTATTGCCGGACGAGCACGCGGTCGCTGTCCTTGTCCTCCCTGAACGCTTCGGCCAGCTTCTCCTGGAACTCGCGTGCGACGGCGGCCGGGTCGGGGATCGCCTTCGCGCTTTTGCCCCGGAAGATCGAGAACCGCTCGCCCAGCCAGAGGGTGTTGCGGTCATAGGCTAGGTTGAAGGCCTCTTCGTTCTCGGTCAGAACCTTGAGGCTGAGGCACTCCACGGGGAGTTGTCCGCCCGGATCCGGATCGATGTCCCAGTCGCGGCAGGCTGCGATGAGGTCCTCGTGCCCGCGCTCGGTGGAGAGGTCGTGGGCGCGATAGAGCCCCTCCATCATCGCGTCCTTTCCGTCACCATCGCCGTTGGCGAGGAACTCCTTCAGGACGGGGACGTCAAGCGCCGCAGTGGAGAGCGGAAGCTTGCCGTCCCACTGGGCCACGTAGGCTCGCAGGAGCTGCTCCTGCCCTTGGAACTTGTCCAGGAACCGATCAGCGTTGAACTTACGGTGCTTCGCCACGTCCGCGTCTCCTTACCGGGCTGAGTCTAGTCAGGGTGCAGGCGTGTGAACAGGTGTTCTATCCACGTCTTTTGGCCCCCCGCTGGGAATGTCCACAGCATCCCCGAGATGTCCACGGCTTGTGTCCGGAACGGCGGGCGGACACTATGGGGAACGAACAACGGCAGGGGGCGCGACAAGGGGACATGACGGTGACCGACCTGGGCCTCGTGCTCGACACCGTGCGCGAGCGGATCGCGAGGCATCAGCGCGAGAACATCGGCGAGCAGGACACAAAGGCTGCGCTGATTGTTCCGGTCCTGCGTGCTCTGGGGTGGGACGTCGAGGACCTCGAGGACGTCAAGCTCGAGTATCGACGCCGACCAGCGGACAACCCTGTCGACTACGCGCTCTTCCTGCTTCGAAGCCCTCGCCTATTCATCGAGGCAAAGTCGCTCGGCGCCCGCATTGACGACGGGAAATGGGCGAGCCAGATCCTGGCCTACGCGACCGTCGCCGGTGTCGAATGGGTTGCCCTCACCGACGGCAACGAGTGGCGGATCTACAACAGCCACGCCACCGTGCCTGTCGAACAGAAGCTCTTCCGCGTCGTGCGGATCGCGGATCTGGACGACCAGGCAGAGCAGACCCTCCGGCTGCTGGCGAAGAGCCAGATGGCCGATCACCTGATTGACGTCCTCTGGAAGTCTGACTTCGTCGATCGCCAGGTCCGAGAGGCGCTGGTTGGATTGTTCAGTCCCGAACCCGACCGATCCCTCGTACGCCTCCTCCGCGCGAGGGCTACTTCGCTCAGCCCAGCCGAAATTCGGTCGAGCCTGAGCCGTCTCCGCACAACATTCGATTTCCCGGTGGCTCACGCTTCGGCGGCCCTGGTCGCTCCGGCGTCGTCTGCGAGGACGCCAGCCCCGGCGCCAGCGGCTGTGGCTGTGTCTGCCGGGACGAAGGTCGGCGACGGGACGCCATGGCGGGGCGTGAGCCTTCGCCAACTCATAGACGAAGGTCTCGTGCGCGTGCCGCTCGATCTCGAACACCGCTACAAGGGAGCAGAGTTGACCGCCCGCATCGAGGGACCTGACCGCATCGTGTTCGCCGGGCAGGCCTACGACTCGGTCTCGACGGCAGGCGGCATGGCCCGCAAGAGTGTCGTCGGCTCGCCGCCAGGGCGAGCGTACCCGCAGACCAACGGCTGGACCTTCTGGGAGTACCGGACCGACGACGGTGCTCTCCTCCAGCTCGACGACCTTCGAAGACAGTTCCACGAGCGGAAGATCCTTCCGCTGTCGGGGGCAAGGCGCACCGGGTGATCGAGGCCCACATCACGCCGTTCCGCCTGACCGACCCAGAACTCGACTTCTGGGTCGACGTCCGGCTCCGCCAGTTCGGCGATACGTGGCTGGCCACGGCCGACCTCGCCGGTACGCCCGACGTCGGGGCCTCGAGGGACCGGGATCTGGCAGTCCTGTTCGCCCTGTGGTCGCTGGGCTCGGACGTCGCGCGACGAATGACCGCTCGCTGGTCATTAGCGTCGGCCGGATCAGAGATGGGGAGCGTGCGGTGGTGAACCGGGGGTCGACCAGACCGGGGATTCCGTGACCGCGTGGCCGCCCGCGGCAGGCTGAACGATGCCCGCCGCCACGCAAGCCGTCAGGCGGCAGGTTTCCCAACGGGAGACACGAGCCTGTCCAGCGCATCCGTGAACCGGCGCAGGTCCGCCGGTGGCTCGTGCGTATAGAAGGGCAAGCCCCAGACCAAGTACTCGTTGTCGTCGGCGAGCTTGTTCACTGGTCGTCCATCGCGCTCAAGACGCAGGAGCAGGTCCTCCTTCCAGCGGTCCTTTTCGGTCAAGTGGCCGCCCTTCGGCTCAACGAAGATCTGGTAACAGCGGTGGGCCTGACCGGCTGCTTCGCGCAGGATGAGCACGAAGTCCGGTTCGAACGGTCGGCCCGTGTCGAAGTCGTAGATGGAGAGCTGGCCCTCGTTGCGCAGGACGACGACGCGGTCGTACTCAGCCTGGAGTCGCGCGGCCTGGTCCTTGAAATACACGAGGAACCGCTTCTCCTCGGTGGTTCCGTAGTTCTCGGTGTAGCCGTACCAGTCGAGGGCGGAGAGGTCGAGGCGAAGGTCCTCTCGGACACGGTTCTGAGGGATCCCGAGCCCGTCCCCCGAGGGGTCCGCCACGTAGACCGTCCGATCGGTGATCGCGCTCCGCAATGGCCGGGCCTCGAACTCGCGGCTGCCGAAGTGCTCCACCTCGAGGCGTTTGATGTCGGTGGCGACCTGGCGCAGGGCGACGTCGGCAGCGCGCACCCATTGTTCCGCGCTTGGTTCGGGCTCCCGGGTCTCGATCGTCAGCTTGATGTCGCCGAGATAGGAAGGGCTCTGCCAGAACTCCGCGAGCGACGCCAGATTGGGCAGGGCATCCCGCAACCGGTCGAAGCGGAGGTCGTTGTTGCGATGGAGGGCCCCAGTCATGACTCGAGCGGGGAGTTCGCTGAGCTTTCGGGACGCCGCATAGGTGGTGACCGCCACGCCCACGTCGTCGCGCTTGTCTCCGAACGCTGCACCGGCGCGCGACGCCCCCGTGCTCGCGACCTTGGGCTTGAACTCGCGATCTCGGATGTTCGCCGGCAGCTCCGTGATCTCTCCTCGGTCGCGGGCCAGGCGCTTGTTCACGAAGATCCAACCGCGCTGGTAGAGGTCGCTGGCGGCGAACGCCTCCTTGAGCCTGTACTCGGCGGCGAAGGCCACCTTGGGCAAGGCGCCGGTCTCAATCAGCGCGGTTCGCAGCTCGTCGATGTAGCGGACGTTGTGCGCGCTGTGGAAGACGAGCTCCTCGCATGGCCGGAGCTGGTTGGTCAGATCGGTGTCGAACTTCCGGATGTAGGGGTTCTCGTCGTCCTTCAGTCGGAACGGGCAGTACCGGGCGCCCCGGCCGATGAGCTGGGCTTCCTGGGTCGTGGTCCGACCCGGCTTGCCGGCCTTCGCATCGCGGGTGTCGTAGAGCCGGACGATGTCGAAGAGGTTGAGAACGTCCCAGCCCTCGTTGAGCATGTCCACCGCGAAGATCGCCCGGTACGGATTGGTCGGGCTCTCGAGCGTGTTGACGTCGATCTGCGCCTTCGGTGAGATCGCCTTCGAGTTGATGGCCAGGCAGTGCACAGGCGCGAAGGTCTCGCGTAGCTCGAGGGCGAGGATGTCGAGCGAGATGCCCTCCGCGTCGAAGAAGGCGAAGGCCTGCTTGACCCTCGTATCGCCGGCCAGTCGACGGAGCGCCACGAGGCGCGTTTCGTCAAGGCGAGCAATGGTCTCATCGAACAGGGTGACGAACGCCCCGCTGTCCTTGATGGATCGAGACTTGAACAGCAGTACGGGTTTGATGGCGAGGCCGTGGCGCTCGAAGAGCTTGAGCCGATATTGGCTCAGGACGATGGCCTGGAGGGCTCGATCGATCGGCGGCAGGTCGGCCTGGAGGAGCTGGATCTCCTTGGAGTAGCCGTCCGAGCGGTACCGCGACAGCGGGTAGTCGGCGATGATCTTGTCGTCATACTTCGCCTTGATCGCAGGGTTTGCCAGGTCGAGTGTCGCGGTGAACTCGACCAAGACGTTCTCGGCGCGGTTCGCCTCGAGGATCCCAGCAACCGTGCTCTCCCAGGTCCGCTCTTCCTCGATCTCGGCCTCGCTGAGGTCCTTGCGGCGCTTCGTCAGTGCGTTGACGTGGTGGGCCTCGTCGCTGATGAGGACGACCTTCCGTTCCGCGAAGTCCTCATAGGTCAGCTGGTTCTCGCGCCAGTTGTTGAGGTCGGTATGGAGCCCCTGGATGGTGCTGAAGCAGAGATTGATCCCGTCTGCCGGGGCCAGCTGGAAGTTGGCGACCTCGCGGATGAGCACCGGATCGCCGTTCACTCGGACGGTGTCGTTGAACAAGTACTTGGGCGAGCCCGGATGGAGGAAGTTGTCGCGCGTCTTCTCCAGGACGTTCGTGCTGTTCACGAAGAACAGGAAGTTCCGATAGCCCCGCTCGTAGAGGAACAGCATGAGACCGGCCATGACCAGGGTCTTGCCGCTGCCGGTCGCCATATGGAAGAGGGTGTGGGCCGGGCGCTGGCGATAGACCGGCTCGCCGTCGGGGCGCTTCCGATCGAAGTAGGCAAGGAAGTCCTGGAGGGCGATCGTCTGATACGGCCGCAGCTGGTGGGACGGCCGAAGGCCGTCCTGGACATAATCGGGTAGGCCTTCCCGGCCGCCCCGGTCCTCGGCCGCGGCCTCGAGCCGCTCGTAGAGGTTCACTCCGGATCAGCTCCGCTCGGCCCGGGTCCGGCGGCCACGCCCGCGCCGTAGAAGCCGCGATTGAATGTCTTGTCGTCGTCGCCGATCCCGAAGTCGGCGTCGTCGATGTCCCAGTAGTTCACATAAAGCTGGTTCTTGTCGAGGACGGCGATGAGCGCCGCCTGTTGCTCCGCGAAGTCGAGCTTCGCGAACGCCTCGGCCTCGAAGCGCTCGGGTTGGACCCGGTAGGAGACGAGGCCGGTGGCATGTACCTCGTCCCAGATCGCCAGGAGCTCGTCGGTTGTCGCTGCATCCCTGACCCGTTCGACGATCGCCTCGTTGAGCTTGGCCATGTCGCAGTAGACGAATGAGCCACCGCCGGTCCAGTTGACGTCGTCGTCTTTGGAGATGCCGGTCTGATCCCCGTTGACGGTCTTGACCAGCGTCTCGAGTGCGATCTTGACGTGGGCCTCGAGCTGCTCGACCAGGATCCAGCGGCGACCCATCTTGTGGGCGGCACGGGCCGTGGTGCCGCTGCCGCCGAAAAAATCGAGCACGAGGTCGCCGGGCCGGGTGGTGTGCTCGAGGATGCGCTTGAGAAGCCGCTCTGGCTTCTGGGTCGTCCCGAAGTCCGTGACCTCGGAGTGATCCTTCTGATCCTCTTTGTAGGCCCGCGGGTCGGCGTAGATCTGCTTGATGTCGGCCCAGACCGTGTCGTACCAGACAGTCGTCCCCGGCATGCCTTTGCTGTCCTTGAGGTACTGCTTCTCGACGGTTGCCTTGCCAGACTCATCCGCCTCGCGAAGCCGGATGCGGTAGCGCCCGTTCTCGTCCTCGAAGCGGAACCAGTCGGCGATGTACTTGTCGGAGTAGGCCGTGAAGATCTTCTGGGCGAAGCGGTTGGGGCGGTTCTTGGCAAAGTGGAGGATGTAGTCGTGGACACCGACCAGCTTCGCCGTGGAGGCCCGGCCACCAGATGGTGAGCCGTAGGACCAGATGATCGTGTCGACGTAGTTGTCCTCGCCGAAGATTTCGTTGCAGAGCACGGCGAGGTACGGGTACTGCTCGTCGTTGATATGGACGAAGATGTTGCCGTCATCACGGACCAGCTGAAACGCAATCTCCAGTCGATTGCGCATGAAGGTAAGCCAGCTCGACCGGCTGAAGCGGTCGTTGTAGCCGAAGTCGTCGCGCTTGGTGTTGAACGGTGGATCGATGTAGATCGTCTGGACCTTTCCGCGGAAGCGTTCGCGGAGCGACACGAGGGCCAGGAGGTTGTTGCCGTTGATGAAGAGGTTGTCGCCATGGGCGAAGCTCGTGGCCGCCTCCTCCCCGTCACGGGAGATCCGCCGCGCCTTGGTGAAGACCTTCGGAGCGGTGAGGCGGTCGATCTGATCGGGGGCGAGGTTCTCGTTGTAGAAGACCTCGGGCCGGCCCTTCTCCTCCTTCGTCTGGCCACCTTCGAGCCAGCAGTCCTTGTAGGGCCACACGAGCTCGACGTCGCGGCTCTTGGCGATGCTCCTGCCGGCAGCGTCCACCAGGCCGATCGTGTTCGTGAAGCGGGTGAAGCTGTCGGGCAGGAACTCTCGATTGGATACGAGCCAGCCAAAGCGTTGCTTGTCGAAGACCATTGTCCCGTCGACATCGGTGAAGAACCGGCGTCGGGTCGCCTCATCGCCCAGGAGGAGGCGCAGCAGGCCGGGGTCCATCCGGTTCCCGAGCTCCATCGCTTCGTTGCGGAGGAACTCGCCGGTCGCCGCGAACATGCGAGGATCCTGGCGCAGGACCGTCAGCAGTTGGTCGTCGAAGTTCCCGTTGTCCAAGCCTGAGGTCACAACCTGTCCTCGGTACCATGCCGTTGCCGCCCTTCGCGGCTGTCTCGGTAAGAATAGGACCCGCGATGGGTCGAGAAGATGGTCCGACAAGCGCAGGCGACGCGGGAAGGCGGTCCGTTCTTGGCTGCGCCTTCACCCACACCCCGCCGCGCCTGAGGTAGACGTCCGCCACTGCGCCTGAGCGGCGGAGGTCGGTCTCCGACCCCGACTACTCACGTCGACCCAGCCGGCCGCTCGATTCCGTCCCCACGCTGAACGGACCTACGCATACGTCCAGTAGCCGTGGACGTAGACCCAGATGGTCACGTTGGTCGTGGCGCTGGCGTTGGTCTTGAACTGGACGTTGTTGGTGCCCCCCGTTCGGATGAGCTGGACGGTGCCGAACCCGCCGCGGCCGGCCACCCCCGAGCTGTATTGGTAGCCGGCCGCCTCTCCGGAGTAGTTCTTCGCCACGAAGGCGACGTTGCCCCCGGCCGACTCGCGCACGCCGATGGTCGCGGCGACGGCGTAGACGGACCCGTCGGTGGGGATGGTTGCCGGTGTCCAGGTCTGGTCGCCGGCCGACGGCGTGGTCCCCGCCGTCAGCGACTCGAGCGTGATGGGCACGAACCGCAGGAACCCGGACTTGGACCCGTCGCCTTTCAGGCTCCACGGCGCCTTGACGCTGTCCGCGGCTACGCCCGTCTGTGACCGCAGGACCGCGGGCGTCCCGCCGGGGAAGTTGTTCGTCGTCGCGTCGTGGGTGCCGGACGAGGTGAAGGAGGTGAGCGTGATCTGGGTCGCGGTCGTCGTCGTCTGGAGCCACAGGTTGCCGAATGCGGACGCGTCCGGGTCGGTGGCGCCGGACCCCATGTAGAGGTTCAGCTTGTCGGGATCGTCCGCCCCGCCGGCCGGGACGGTGGGCACCGTCACGCCGAGCTGGCGGCGCCGGCCGAGGCTGATCGAGGCGCGCGGCCCGACGTGCGTCTCGTGGACCGTGCCGACGTCGTCGTACCAGGCGTAGGCGAGCCAGAACGGCTGGCTGGCCGACGACCAGTCCCACGACGTGAACGCCCAGAGGCTCGTCGGGGCGGCCGCCGCCCAGCCCCGGAACACTGAGCCGTCCCAGGCCACGCCCCCGGCGATCTCCCCGGCCAGCCCGAAGTCGCGGTTGGCGGTGTTGGCGCCGGTGGACGCGACGAACCCGTACACCCCGGCGAACGCGCCGCCGAGCGCCAGCCAGTACGTCGGCGCGCCCGCGTTGAGCGCGTCATTGACCAGGCACCCGCCGCGGATCGTCGCGGTCGAGCCGTTGACCGCGAGGCCCGAGCAGTTGAGCGTGGAGGCGTAGGCGCCGCCGGTCGTGCACTTGACGAGGCGGACCTGATCGGTGCCGGTGGTGCCCGACGCCGTGGCGACGATGAGGTTCGTCCCGTCGTAGAACAGCCCGGCGCCGGCCTTCTGCCCGGTGATGTAGGCGGCGATCGCCGTCGTCTTGCCAATGTAGGAGAGGTCGGCCTGGCTGTACTGGAACAGGGTCCCGAGGTCGTCGAGCACCCACAGGGAGGTGCCGACTCGGGCGATGCCGACGATCGTGCCCATCGTCCCCTCGAGGGACGAGTCGACGTCGTACTTGTAGGTCACGTAGACGTTCGGCTTGAGCGAGGCGAAGGTCGAGATGTTGGTCATCGACCCGTCGAGGCCGTCGCCGCGCTTCTCCGTGTTGCCCGACCCGGAGTCCTGGTCCCACTGGAACCAGTCGCCCGAGGCGGTGTGCAGGAAGCCGGCCCAGATCGTGGCGCCCGAGGCCACCGCCAGCTCCGAGGTCAGCGACTTCTCGTAGTGGACGGAGTTGCCGAGGCCAAATGCGGGCTTCGAGGGCGTGTAGGCCGCCGACTCGCGCAGGGACGTGCCGCTGGTGTTCCAGACCGCGTTCTTCGCGGTGCACGAGTTGCCGCTGACGCCGGCCATGTAGACCGAGACCGTCTGGATCCGGATGTTGGCCCGCGCTGGGAAGGTCAGCGGCGTGGCGACCTGGCTGTACAGGCTGCCGGTGCGGTCCGTGCAGGTGTCACTGACGTGCGAGGTCGAGCCGAGGGTGGCGGTGTAGGTGACCGTCGAGCCGGTCTTGCGGAGCGTGCGGAGGAGCGCGCCGGTCGAGGCGTTGTATTCATAGGCGACGTCGGTCGTGGCGCCGTCGTCGGCGGTCGCGCCGACCCAGAAGGACGGGGTGCCTCCGCCCGCGCCCCCGGCCGGGTCGTAGGCGAGGCCGGATCCCGGGTGCGCCGGCGACGTTCCTAGGATGAGCTTCGGGACCGAGCCGACGAGGACCGGCGCGGAGCTCGGGTCCGCGACGTTGTTCTGCACGGTCATCGTGGCGCCGACGCCCAGGAGCGCCGTGCCCTGCAGCAGCGCGGAGGCCGTGGCGACCAGATTAGTCGCCGACACCTGGCCGCGGACGTACACCGGCGAGCCGTCGGTCGGGATGTTGACCTGCAGGACATTGGAGGCGTCGTAGGCGCGGATGCCGGCGCGATCGACCTCGACGCGGAGCCCGGCGCCCGGGTCCGAGCCGTCGGGCGCCGCGGTCTTGATGAGCGAGGCCAGGAGCAGCGTGGCCGCGAGCTTGTCGCCCGAGACCGAGCCGGCGAGGATCTGCGCCGCCGTCACCGCGTTGGCGCGCAGCTGCGGGGTGTCGACCGTGCCCGCGGTGATCCGGGTGCCGTCGATCGTCCCGGGCGGGGCGGCGCCGGCCTGGCTGGCCGCCCACACGGCCATGGTGACGATCGGGTCGCCGAACTCGAGCGCGTACTGCGGGATGTCGGCCCGCGGCCAGGTCACGGTCACGTTGGTCGCCGAGAAGCCGACGGCGGACAGGCCCTGGTTGGCCGAGGTCAGCAGGAACGTCATGGCCGGCCAGATCCCGGCCTGGCTGATCTGGCACGAGCCGTGCTGGGTGGTCGTGCCGTCCTGGTTCTGGCTCGTCTGGAGCTTGAGCTTGCGATAGCCGTAGGTCGTCGAGCCGTCCGGGGCGTCGGACAGGCCGAACGGCGCCGCCGAGGCCGTCGCGACCACCTGGTTCGTGGCCGACACGGTGACTCGGACATGGCCGGCCCGGTCGACGGGGTCCTCCTTCGCCACCGAGACCACGGTGCCGGACCAGGACGGAATCGTGAGCGCCGCGGCGTCGCCGATGACCGGCGTGTACGCCGGGTCCACGAGCGTGAAGTCGAGCGTGTTGAGCTTGCACGTCATCGAGCCCCACGCCACCGCGGCGGTGAGGTCCGTGCCGCCGACCGTGAGCGCGGTCGTGGTCACGTGCCCGGCGCGAAGGAGAGGCGGCGGGCGAGCGCGTTGGTCAGCGCGTCGATCGTCGGCCCGTCGATCAGGCCGCCGTTGATGTTGACGACCACGGTCGGCCCGCTTGCCGAGCCACGGGGCACGACGCGCTCCCCGGCCTGGAGGACCGCCAGGACGTCCGCGCCCGGGGTGCCGGGCACGAGGCCGCCGGCATGGAGGTAGGGCAGCTGGCCGAGGCCGACGCCGTTCCAGTCGAAGTGGATCTTCGGCAGCGGGTCGGGCGGATCGATGTGGACGTGGAACTGGACCGAGTCGATCGCCCGGATCATCCCGTTGATGAGGCCGATCACCGCATTGATTGCCGACTTGACCGTGCCGGCGACCGCCCCGAACACCTTCCCGACGACACCGCCGACGGCCTGCAGGGCGCCCGACACCGCCGGCAGCACCCGGTCGGTGAAGAAGGCGAAGCCCTGACCGAGCGCCGGCAGGACGTTGTCGGCGATCCAGCGCAGCGCCGCCACCACGGGCGGCAGCACGTTCTTCACGATCCAGTCGAAGGCCGCGCCGAGCGGCGGCAGGACGTTCTTGGTGACCCACTCGAGTGCCGACCGGAGCGGCGGGATCGCGTGGGCGGCGACGAACTCGATGGCAGCCCGGACGCTCGGCAGGACGTCGTGCGCGAGCCACTCGAGCCCAGCTCGGAGCGGCGGGAGGACTGACTTCGCGACCTGCACGAAGGCCGGGATCAGGTTCTCCGTGACCCACTTGGCGACGGTCCCGATGACGGACGCGAGGACCTCGAGGTCCTGGTGGACGAGGTCGGCGATGACCGGGATCAGCGGCTGGACGGCTGCGGCGATCTGGTTGAACGCGTCGGCCAGCGCCGCCATCAACTGCCCGCCGAGGTCGACGACCTGGGCGACGAACGGCGCCGCCGCCTGGGCGACCTGCCCGAACCAGTCCGCGACCGCGGAAAGTCCCTTCACGAGGGGCGGGAGGACGGCCGCGACGATGCGGTTGAGCGTCTCGCCGAGGCGCTCCTGGATCGCCTCGACCTCGGTGCCGGCGACCGCGAGCGAGCCCTGCATCGTGCCCGCGTACGCCTCGGCCTGGCCCTGGGCTGCCCGCTGGATCGCCGCCAGGGCCGCGGTCGCCGTGGCGGCCTTGTCGGCCGCCTGGGCTGCCTTGATCTGGGCCGGCGTGGCCTTCTCGTGGGACGCCTTGAGCGCGTCGACGTTGGAGGTCACCGCCGGGACGATGATCCCGAGCTTCCGGAGCGCCCCGACGTTGCCCTCCTGGGCCTTGATCACGATGTTCGTCGCCGATGCGAGATCGATGCCGCGGGCGCGGGCGAGGTCCTCGGCCGCCGCCGCGTCGACCTGCGCCTGGCGCTGGTTCTTCGTGACGGTGACCAGCGCTGCGAGGCTGGCGCGGAGCTCGTCGCCGGTGAAGCCGAGCCGCCGTCCGGCGTCCACGGCGCCCGTCATGGCCTCGGCCGTGCCCGTGAAGCCCTTGACGTTGTCGCGCAGGGCGGTCGTCAGGCGGGTGGTCGTCACCTCGGCGTCGCGGGCGACCTTGCTCGAGTCGCCCAGGAAGTCGATGACCTTGCCGACGCCCTCGACCGCGAGGTTCGTGGCGGCGATGCCGACGCCGGCGAACACCCCGCCGATGATCGACCCGGACTTGCCAGACGCCTGCTCGGACTCGGCGAGCGCCTTCTTGTAGCCCGTAGCGTCGCCGACGATCCTGACCTCGACGGTCCGCTTGTCCGCCATCAGCCGGCCTCGAAGCCCGCGTCGGCGAGCGCGTCGTGGACCGCCTCCGAGGCGGCCGACGCGATGACCTCCGACATGTCCTGGATCGCCGGGTACAGGTAGCGGCCCTCGCCGCCGCCCGCCCCGCCCTGGCCGTACCACGCGCGCTTGACCGAGCCAGACCCCGAGACGCCGGGGATGTGGCCGCGCCCGGTGCTGCCGCCGAAGTCGAGGAACGGGTAGTAGGGCGCCCGCGCGCCGCCCGCCGCGACCGATGCGCTCTCCTGGGTCGCCACGGCCCGGACGCTGGCCTGGGCGCGCCCGCTCCGCACCGGGACGCGGCCGGCGACCTCGGACGCGACGAGGGTCGCGACCTCCTTGAGCCGGCGCCCGATCGCCTTCTGCGTCCCGTCGTGGGCGAGCCGGAACGCCCGCTTGATGGCGATCAGGCCCTCGAGGTCGACCCCGACGATCCCGTCAGCCGCCATGCTCGACCTCGGCCAGCGCGCGCCGGTAGGCGAAGAACGCCAGCCACTCGACGACCTCGGCGTTGCCGAGCGCGCGGACCTCGGCGAGGGACTTCCCGAGCGCCTCGCCGAGGAGGAAGTCCGTCACGTCGAGCTCGCCCTCGACGAACGCGCGCTCGGCTCTGGTTTTGGGTCGCCGCCGTCCTCCGCGAGCAGGCGCGAGACGACGGCGATCCCTCGGACGAGCTTCTGCACGGCGACCGGGTCGGACGCGCGCCACCACGCCTCGGCCTCCTCGGGCGAGGTGTCGGTGCCCCACGCGATCATCAGGACCTCGCCGCGCCGGTCCGCGTCGGGCTCGCCGGCGAGCGCCCGGATCTCGAGGGCCTCGCCGCGGGTGAGGCTGCGGACCTCGACCATCTCGCCCGCGACCTCGACGGTCCCCCGCGCAAGCGGGGCTGCCGGGAGGGCCATCAGTTGCTCCCGAACGTCACGGCGCCGGTGCCCTGGAAGGCCGCGGTGAACGTGATCTTGCCGCCGACCGGAGACGTCTCGGCGTAGCCGGTGAGGATCGCCGAGACCGTCCGCTTGAGCTCGCCGACCGCGGTGCCGGCCGGGTTGAAGACGACGGTCTTGGCGCCGCCGCCGATCAGCCCGGTCAGGACCGCGGCCGGGCCGGTCGAGACGGTCGGGTCAAAGTTGCCCTTGAGCGAGAACTTCGCCGAGGCCAGGCCCTCGATGAACGTCTTCCAGGTGGCCGCGAACGTGGTGGTCTCGGCGGTGTCGATGCCGACGTCGAGGCCGGCGTCGTCGCAGTACGCCGACAGGTCGATCGCGTTGACGGTGACGAGCGCCTTCGCGCCGTACCGGAAGCCCGTAGCCATGGGATCTCCTCCTAGCGGTTCCGGGCGTAGGCCAGCCCGAAGGTGATGGTTGGCGTGGTCCCGCCGACGACGGTCGCCACGTAGCGGACGTACTGGCGGAGCGTCGCCCCCGCCGCTGAGACCAGCCGCTGCGCGGCCGGGATGGTGGTGGCCGTGAAGGCGCCACCCGCGACGTCGGCCCAGGTCGTGCCGTCGGCCGAGTCCTGGAGCTTCACGGTCCACGAGGTGGGCGAGCCGGTCACGGCGGTGACGTGGAGGTGGGCCTGCCAGCCGGTCGAGCTCGCGGCCAGGTCGTTGCGGGTCGCGCCGGTCGTTGTGCCCGAGTCCGTGGCCATCGGGTGGAGGGCCCAGCCGAGGCCGACCACGGCGTCGCCCTGGAAGGTCGACGAGACCAAGACCGCCCCGCCGACTGGTGAGCTCTCCGCGACTGCCGTGTCGTGGACCCACACGAGGCGGGCCGGGTCGCCCACGGCGACCAAGCCTTGCGGCCCGTACGTCAAGACCGAGCCGCCGTCGCGGATGTTGCCGAACAGCGCCGCGTCGTTGACCAGGTCGTAGAAGCCCTTGACGGTGACCTTGGAGCTGGCGACGCCCTCGATGAAGGCCCGCCACGCCGGTGAGGTGCCGGGCTGAAAGGTCGTGGTCTCGGCCGTCTCGACGGCGAGCTCGATCCCCGCCTCGTTGAAGAACTGGGAGGCGTCGACGAGGTCGAGCCAGACGCTCGTGCCGGAGCCGTACTTGGGAGCCATCAGGTGGCGACCTCCACGTCGAGCTTCAGGGCGAGATAGGTGATGCCGGCGAACACGACCGGGGTCGTCGAGGCGCCGGCGACGTGTGCCGTGCCCCAGGCGTGCGGCCCCTCGATCGCGGTGTAGACGTCCGCACCGCCGTCGACGAACGCGGCCAGGGCGTCGCGCCCGGCCTCGTTGAGCGTCTGCGCCGCGAGCAGGAGCACCGGCAGCCGGATGACGTCGCCGCCCCGGCCGAACGTCGCCCCGAGCTCGATCTCGGTCGGGAAGTCGACCAGGCATGAGGGCACCGTCACGGCGCCGGGCGGGAAGCCGTGGGCCTCGCGAACGAGGCCCGTCGAGAGCACCGCGGCCGCGAGGCCATCCATGACGGCGGAGAGGTCTCCTGCTGCCATCGTCAGCCCGCCGGGACCGACGCGAGCGCCGGCCGGGTATCGGGCGCGAAGTCGCGCACCAGCTCGTCGAGCTCGGCCGGGGCGATGCGCCGCAGGATGGCGACGCCGCCGTCCGGGCGCGGGATCGCAATGTCCGGCGCGCCGTCGCCGCCATTGCGGGCGCGCCAGCCGCGGACGACCGCGGTCGCCGCGAGCTCCCCGACCCGGGGCGCGACGGCCGCCGGTCCCCAGCCGGGCGCGGTCACCTTGACGACGTTGTACCCGGCGGTGGGCAGGAGGCGCGGTGCCGTCGAGTCGAGCTCGACGCGCGTGTACGGCCAGCCGTCGCGGAGGTCGCCCCGCAGGTGAATCCCGCGGGTGATCGGCGTGTACGACCCTGTGCCGTCGTCGGGTTGGTCGGCGTCGGCGACGCCGAGGTAGGTCAGGGCCGTGATCCCGTCGTAGACGGGCAGGACGCGGCCCCACTGCGGCATCCAGGCCGGGCCGAAGTAGCGCGGCACCGAGCCCGCCATGTCGCCGAGCTGGCGCACCAGCGAGCCGTCGAAGTAGCGCGTCATCGAGCCGCGCGGCGCGAGCCAGCGCCGTGTCGCCGCCTCGAACACCGCGGAGACGGAGGTGATCGCCGACGCCAGCCAGGGGTCGTCCTGGGTGTCCGGAATCGACCCCTGGAGCTTGACGTCGTCGAGCGTGCAGAGGTCCACGCGCGGGGTTAGGAGAGGACGACCGAGCCGAGCGTGGGCCGGAGGGCGGCGATCCCGTACAGGATGTCGACGCCGTACCGGATCGCCCGGTAGTTGATGTCGTAGACGCGCTGGACGCGGACGGCGAGGCCGTTGTCCGGGTCCGTGGCGGTGAACGAGTCCACGCCCGCGTTCGCCGGGACCGGCTCGAACGGGCGGACGGCCAGGATCATCGCGTCGCGGTGCAGCGCGAGGTTCTTGTAGCCGTTGGCGAGCGACGCGTTGGCCGGCGTGGCAAGCGCGCTGAAGTCGGCCGTGAGGGGCTGGATGTTCGCGGCCAGGGCGGCCGCGAAGGTGATGGTGTACGGGCCGCCGGCGGAACCCGCGACGGTGGCGTTGCTGGCGCCGATCGTGGACAGGCCCTGGAGGGCGGTCTGGACGGTCGCGGCGGCCGCGTTGTACGCGATGCCCGAGGCCGTCTGGCCGAGGTAGGTCAGGCTGAACGTGCCGGACGCCTGGCTGCCGAGCGTCACGAGGACGGTCGGGACCGGGACGCGCTGGCTCATCCAGGTGTCGAAGCCGTACAGGCGGCCGATCTGGCCCTCGGGGATGGCCTGCTGGCCCTGCCGGAAGGCGAAGAAGCTCTGGAGGTTGGTGGCGCCGAGGATCGCCACCTCGTCGCGGGCCGACACGATCAGCGCTCGGGAGGGCATCGGCGCGAGCGCGCCGTTGAGCGCCTGGCGGGCCGAGCGGATGGTGCTGTCGCTGACGGCCGTGCCCAACGTGCCGACGCTCGTGCCGGTGAGCGAGCCGTACAGCCCGAAGAGGTCGTCCTCGACCTGGTTGCCGAGAGCGATGACCGCGGGCGAGAGGTACTGGTCCATGAGCTCGGTCGAGCTCTGCGCCCGGGCCACGTCCTCGATGTTGAAGTCGACGGCCTTGTGCTTGGCGAGGGTGACCGAAGCGGTCGCGCCGCCCGACGGCGTCTGCACGCTGATCTGCGTGTCGGCCGCCTTGTCCTGGGCCACAAAGGTGCCCGGGTAGGGGATGTTGAGGGTCTTGCCGACCCAGCCCGGCTCGAAGTCGAAGTCCCGGCGCACGAACTGCGCGAGGACCATGTTGCTGCGGAGGATGGTCAGCGCCCGGCGGGCCCACGCCTGCGGGATGAAGCCCGCGGTGTCGGCGAGAGAGCGCGTGATGTTCGCCACGTTTCTTGTCTCCTCCCGGTGGGGAGATCCGCCGTCCCGACCCTCACCGGGGTCTCAGGTCGGTGGCGGCGCCGGCGAACTCGCCGGCTGGTCAGTCCCTGATCCTGCCCTCGCGCATGGCGCGCATGATCTCGGCCTCGTTCTTCTCGAACTCGGCCTGGCTCATGGCCCCGATCTGGTCGCGGGTCCACGTCGCCGGGCTCGGCGAGCCGCCGGACCCCCCGTCGAAGTTGCCCGCGGCGGACCGCGGAGCGCTGAACAGGGACGGGTGCGCCGACCGGAACCCGGACAGCGCCCGGTCGAGGTCCGCGATCCGCCCGTCGTCGTCGACCGCGAGGTCCGCGAACTCTGGCGCGCCGGCCGCGAGGTCGAGCGCGTCCGCCACGACGCCGGCCGACGCGAGCGCCCGCCGGACCTCGGCCCGGCGCACCATCGCGTGCGCCTTGGTCGTGGCCTCGGTCAGGGCCTCCTTGCGGGCCTGCGCAATCGCCTTCTCGTGCTCGGAGAGCTGTCCGGCCCGCAGGGCCTCGAGCTCGTCGGTCGCCGCCTTCGCGCGCCGCTCGGCCTCACGCCGCTGGGCACGCTCGGCATCGAGCGCCCGCTTCCCGCCGTCAGCGAGCCCGTCCTCGCCCGTCGCGGGCGGGGCGGATGCGGGGGCGGTCTGATCGGGTGTCTGTCCGGGCGTCGCGCTCGGCACGACGGGCGTCGCGCCCGCGGACTGGTCGTCGGTCATGGTGGCATGTGCCTCCTAGGCGCCCGTGCCGGACACGGGCATCGGGGGATGGGCCGCCGGCCGGGCCGGCGTCGTGGTGGCCGGGGCCTTGACCCCCGGCTCGGGCTGGGCGCCGATCGGGGCATCGGCGATCGTGGCGCGCACCTGGGCCATCGCCTCCGGGTCGCCAGGCATCGAGGGGTCGATCGGGGCGCCCCCGGCGGACTTCGCGGCGGCCGCGGCGTCCTTCCACTTGGCGATGAGCTGCGGGCTGTACCCGGCGTCCTCCCAGAGCTGCTCAAGCGGCACGCCGAGCGACTTGAGCTTGAGCAGGGCGTCGACGTGCTGCGCCTCGGTGCGGACCTCCGGGTCGGCCCAGACGGCCTCCTTGTCCTGCCGGTCGGCCCGGCGGGCGTCCCCGGCCGCCCGGAAGGCGACCGAGACGCACTCCTCCCAGGACTCGCCGAAGTCGCCCTGGCGGCGCTTGACCTTCGCCACGAGGCCCGTCTCGGTGGCCTTCAGGCTCTCGCCCGACGGGAAGGACCCCGCCTGCCCGAGCAGGTAGTGGGGCGGCGTCCGGGTCGTGCTGGCGATGTGCTGGATGCACGCCTCGATCGCCCGGATGTACGGCGCGAGGTCGGCGGCGTCGAGCTGGCCAAACCGCACGTCCTTGTCCCTGGCCATCAGCATCCGGTCGTAGGCGAGCTTGAAGGGCTGCACGGGCTTGCCCGTGTCCGGGTCGACCGGGATCTCGAGCCCGGTGACCCAGCGCTGCGGGAACGCGGTGTACTCGGCCGAGACGAGCATGTCGCTCATCAGCAGGTTCAGCGCGTTCTGCATCGGCAGCATCGCGCCGATCTCGCTCTGGCCCGCGTTGTAGAGGTCGGGGTCGTTGACGAGCGGGACCACCGGCACCACGCCGAGGTCGTGGGGCAGCGGCCACGGCTCGCCCGCCACCGGCCGATTCGCCCACGCATTCCCGGCGCCCAGCTCGTACTTCTCGATCCGGTCGGCGAAGTAGAGCGTGGCGAGGCGCCGCCCGTCGGGCGTGACCCAGCGCCGCATCGCCGCCGCCCGGGCCAGGGCGTCGTCGTCGTCCCAGGCGATGGCGAACTGGTCCGCCTGGTGGGCCCGGATCCGCGGCGCCCCGTCCGGGGCGGCGTCCACGGTGACCGGGCACCAGCCCTTGACGAGCGCCTCGCGGTGCGCCCGCTGGTGCCAGGCGTCGAGCTGGTTCGCCTGCCAGTACGCCCACGCCTTGCGGTCGCCCGCCGCGCCGGGGAC